TCTTCCGATCTATGGCATAAAGTATAGGGTGAAATTATACATTTTTTCACAAACTCCCCCCTCACCCTCACACTGCATAAAATAGGGTATATGTCAAGATGTAACACGTTACACAATGAAATCATGTAACACGTTACACATTTAATTTATTTTGCCATTTTTGGTATATTTTTCTTTACATAACAATTATCATCCATTATAATTAAATTATACTAAAACAAGAGAGGTGAAAACAGTGAGATTAACTAACCAATCCTATATCGTTCAGGCGGTTGTTTTGTCAGAGGTGATTGATAGTTTATTGCGGATAGCAGAGCAGAATGATGTGTTATATCCAATAAGTTATTTGTATGAGGTGATGGATATTCGAGATATGTTAAAATATCCTGATACTATCGAAAATGCTCAAAAATTGGTAGAGCGTTTATCTTTTATCAACAACCACGTATCACAAATGATTTACAAGAAAATTGAAAATAAGTAAATAATTGGTTTACTATTATTCAAAAGCTATGTATAATAAAGTAGAAATAAATCATATAACCTAAAGGAGAAATGAAAAATGAATGTAAATGGAAGAGCGAAATTATTAAATATTGTCGAAGATGGGAAAGTCTTAAAAGGGAAAATCTACTATTCAACAAATGTTGCACCTAAAGGAAGTGAACCAAAGTGGGAAACAGACTTTATCAATGTTCGAATTGTTGGAAAAGCTAAAAAAGAAATCGACAAAATTGCCGAAAATTTCTCGGTTGAAAAATTACCTGTTGAAATTGTTCAGGCTCAACTTCGTAATAAGTCGTATAAAACAAAAGAAGGCTCTTTATCTAATTGGTTGGAAATTACTATCTTCGACCTAGTGGTGGAAACTCAAACAAATGTTAACAAGTCAAAATACACTAGATATACGAAATAGTCAATAAAATTAAAAGAGGGTCTAATTGACCCTCTTTAATTAACACTTTAGGGGGAAAAACATGACAAAAAAAGAAAAGATTATCCTTGCCACTCAAAATAGAGCCTATAAACCTAAAAAAGTATCGGTTGAAGGTCATGGTCGAAAAAAGGGTCAAAAGAACATCACAAAACTTCCAGACGGAGGGTTAATTAATCAACATGGTGTTGAGTTCACCCAGGCGGAACAAAAAGCACTAATCAGCAAAGTTAATAGTGCTGTTCGCAAATCTAAACGTATGAGAGAAAAAATTGACGGTTACAGTCTTTTATTAGGTGTTGAGGAGAACGGTATGTTAAGGTCTGGTAGCGACCTATTATTCCGTGATTGGTCGAAGTCACTTCAACAGTTTAAAACAAAACAAGCATACGAAAACTATATGTATCTTTTAAATCGTGTTACAGAACGCAATTATCAGAAGCGAGTAGCGGAAGAGATGAAGCGTCGCTACACTGATTCTCTTAACACTCTAGGAATGAAGGAAGAATCGGTCCATGTGATGAATATGTCAATCGAAGAGTTCGCCATGAGAGTGTCAGGGAACGTGTTTGAAGAAATTACTTTCATGTATAACCCTGATGATGAAGAAGCGATGAAAGAGCGAATAAGGTCTGGAATGAACTTTAAAGGAGAGGGTCTACCTGTTGACGTAAAGGCGTTTAAAGAACGAATGAAAAAACGGGAAGAACGACTAAAAAGGCAAAAGAAACGAAAGTAGCAAAAACAGGGGGTTAACCAATGATTAGACTAATGGGGGACTTTGAAACGACGACCAACAAAGATGATTGTCGAGTATGGGCTACCTCTATCTGTAATATTGACCTCGTTGAGGAAATATATACAAATCCAGCTAAAAAACATCATATTGTTAAAACTTGGAATAGTATCGAACCATTATTCACTTATTTAGAATCAATTAAAGAACAAAAAGAACTATATTTCCATAATTTAAAATTTGACGGGAAGTTCATTTTAGACTACATTATTAAGAACGGTTACACTTATTCTGATGAACTTGATTCAGAAAAGACATTTAATTGTTTGATTACAGATAGTAACATTTTTTACGCCATTGAGATTTGTCATGGTGTTCATGAGGTGAAAAAACGAAACGGAAAAGTGAGTTATAAGCGAAATACGACAACAATCTATGATAGTAGTAAAAAGATTCCGTTACCAGTTCGGTCAATCCCAAAGGCATTTGATATTCCTAACGCGAAGCTCGAGATTAACTACCAAGGTGACCGACCTGTCGGTCATGTTCTAACCCAAGAGGAAATTGATTATATTGAAGAAGATGTCATCATTGTGGCGAGAGCGTTAAAACAGTTTTTCAATGACGGTATGGAGAAAATGACACTTTCATCTGATGCCCTACATCACTTCAAACTACTTCATTCAAAGAATAACCCGAAGATGATGAAACAGATGTTTAGGAACACGTTTCCCTTACTTGACCCGTATATCGACGATTTTTCACGTAAAGCCTATAAGGGGGGATATACCTTCGTTCAACCACATCAGGCGAATAAGATTCATGGTGATGGAATTGTGTATGATGTTAACTCTTTATACCCTTCTGTCATGTACCATAAACCTATGCCATGGGGACATCCACGTTATTATACTGGTTTTTACTATGATGAAGAGAATGAACACTTACATCGAGATTATCCGTTGTTTATCCAACGTTTTACCTGTTGTTTTAAAGTTAAGGATAAACACCTACCAACTGTTCAGATTAAAAATAACTTTAGATTCAAAGAAACCGAGTACTTGACGTCATGTGATCAACCTGTTGAGTTATATATGACATCAGTAGATTTTGAGTTATTTATTGACCATTATAACATCTATGATTATGAGTTTATTGGGGGCTATGCTTTCCGTCAACGTTATAATGTATTCAAAGATTATATTGACTATTGGGGCGAGATTAAAGCGAAATCGTCAGGTGGTAAACGAACACTTGCAAAGCTGATGTTGAACTCACTATATGGAAAATTTGCGACTAACCCAAAGTCGATTATTCGCATTCCTTATATTGATGAATCGGGGAAAGTTTGTTATATGAATAGAGAAGAGGATGACCGCGAACCCTGTTATACACCTCTTGGAGCGTTTGTAACAGCATATGCAAGAGAGGTCACCATTAGAACTGCTCAAAGTGTTTATGACCGTTTTATCTACTGTGACACTGATAGTATTCATCTGATTGGTCATGAGATTCCAGACATCAACATTCACGATTCAAGACTTGGAGCGTGGAAGTGTGAAGGAAAGTTTGTTAAAGCGAAATTTTTAAGGGCAAAAACTTACATGGAAGAGTATTTAAACGAGGATGGTTCAACCCGTTTAGATGTTAAGTGTGCCGGAATGCCCGATAATGGTAAAAAGATGGTAACCTTTGAGAACTTTCATGTCGGTTCTAAGTTTCCAGGTAAATTAAGACCTGTCACCGTTCCAGGCGGTGTGGTATTAGAAGATATTTATTTTACAATACAATGAGAGGAAGATGATAAATGAACTTTACATGGATTGGCGACTTTATTAGTTTTATGTTCTTATTTGTTGGTTGGTTATGTGGTAGCACATTCATTTTGATGAAACGATATAAGTAATTTATATAAAGGAGAATAGCGATGAAAGTAAAATGTATTTGCAATAGCTTTAATACCTCTATTAAAGTGGGTAATGTCTATCCAGTTATTGAGGTTCACGATTGTTCTTATACCATCATTAACGAGATTGGTGTGAAGTGTGTTTATGATAAGAACTTATTTGAGGTGGTAGAACCATTAGAGGGTGTTCCTTCTATGGTGGAGCACCCACAACATTACAACAAAGGTAAATATGAAGTGATTGACGTGATTAACGATTGGGATCTCAACTTTGACCTAGGAAACGTTGTTAAATATATAGCAAGAGCCGAACACAAAGGAAATAAGCTAGAAGATTTAGAAAAAGCGTTGTTTTACCTACAATATGAAGTTGATAGATTAAAGGGGCGATTCGATGAATAACAAAGGGCAAAGATTAATTTTACCTATTAATAAGTGTCGTGTGACCGCGAGTTATAAAAATTCAAATTATAAACGTCAGTTTGGGTACACTCACTATGGGGTTGATATGACAAGTACTAATCATGATAAACGTGTTTGGGCGTCGGGTGACGGTGTTGTGACACATACGGGATGGCACCCAACGAGCGGGAATGTTGTAGTCGTAATTTATCGTGATTGCATATTGGTTGATGGATCCGTCAAAGATTTAGTTATCCGTTATTTCCACTTAGATAGTATACGCGTTAAACCTAAACAAGTGGTGTGCAAAGACACAATACTGGCGATGTATGGTAACACAGGTTATAGTAGCGGTGCTCACTTACACATTGAGGTGGATGTAGATACACTCTACCCGAACTACACACCTCAAACAAGTAAATCTAACGACGTTTTAAAATCGGGAATTGATACCACTATTAATCCTGATAGAGTGCTATATGTTAAAACATCAGCACCAGACCTTCAATATGTGATAGATAGTGGGTATGATACAGTTAACACGTTAAATTATTTAAAAATTTAACGAGTTAGATTGACTGATTTACAAGTCAAGTTAATAATGAAATTAGAGTACAACAAATTATGATTGAAACCAACACGTTATGCGGACACCGAGTTTGAAAACTCCCGCAAGTGAGAGGGTGTGGTAGCCTTTGGTTTTAACGTTTGATTCTACTCTTTAAATAACGGTCGGTCCATATAGGATTGACCGCTTGATGGGGAATGCGGGGAAGCATGATGGGTGGTTCAACTCCACCGTTCCCCAACTAACTACTATTTAGTGTATCTTATAAATGATTCGCAAAAACTCTCCTCTTATTGCTTAAACCCTTCGGGGTTTTAATGGTGGGGCATGGTGTTATAATCCTTTATGATTATAAAGAGGTTCAATTCCTCTCCCCACCACCTTTCTATTTACGAGTTTACAATGATGTCATGTAGTTTCCACCTTTTAGTTTTTAACCTCCTTATTTTAATTTCATTTTATGTTTTTGACCAACTTTCGGCTCTCCCTCTTCCGAAGTTGGTTAATTTTTTGAACAACGTTTAGACAATTATCTAATTATTTAATCGAGAGGTTGGTGATAGTATGAACAAAGAAGAGTTAGAAAAGGCGTACTTAGAATTACAAGATCAAGTTAAAAAACAAGCTGATGATTTAAAAGCATATAGTATCAGAGAAGAAGAGCTTAAACAAAAATTGAAGGAAAATGAGTCAGAAATTACGCGACTAATCGGTCATAATAATGAATTGTTTAGACGTGTAGCACATCACGAACCACAGGAAAACCTTTCACAGTCAAAAGAAGTTGAAGAAGTGGAAGAAAATAAAACGTGGGAAGAAATTGCCCGAGAAGAATTTAAACTTCCCGAAAATTTACCGTTTACACTATAAAGGAGTGATAATCAGATGGCAAAAACAAACAAACAGATTTTAGACGAAATGTCAGATTTAGGAACACAAGAATTTGCACATATGATGGATCGAGCACAAACAGAAGAAATTTCAGGCGTTATTGCCGACTATCCATCATTTAAAAATGAGTTTATCAACACTTTAACGAATAAAGTAGTACGTACAGAGTTCTATTCGAAAGTCTTTTCAAACCCTCTTTCAATGCTTAAAAAAGGAGCCTTACCACAAGGGTTTTCATTGGAACAGCTGTTTGTTGAAATGGCAGAAGTGAAAGGCTTTTTCGATAACTTTACAGGGTCAGAATCAGTTGAAGGTGATTTAATTCGTTCTGCTCAAGCTAAAGTATTGGCACGTTATATCTCTCAAAACTTCCAGTACAAATCAAAAGCTAGTTTATCAGATATGCGATTAAAACAAGCATTTTTAACAACAAACGGATTGAGTTTATTATCAGGTCAGTTATCATCGTCAACATCAAACGCGATTAACTTACAAGAGTATAAAGATATGAAGGCGTTATTAGAAGCAGTTGTGTCTTATAAACAATTAGTTCAAACAGTTGGTGGAAAAGGTGTCACATCAACTAAACAATTAACAACTGAAATTGCACCTCAAACGATGGCTATCCTTGATTTAGGTGAAACAACCTCTTTAGATGAAAAGGCAAAAATGCGTTTATTCTCGGAGAAGGTTCGTGCGATGGTGGGTCAGTGGAAATTCCCTTCAACAAAGTACAACATGGCAAAGGTGAACACTTGGTCTAATCCAGAAGATTTAGTATTAGTGACAACTCCAGAATTAATTGCAAAAATGGATGTTCAAAGTTTAGCAGACGCCTTCAATGTGTCAAAAGCTGATTTAGAGGTTCGCACGATTTTAGTTGATTCTTTACCAGAAGGTTCAACATTAGCAAAATCTACTGACGGGTCAACGTATACAAGTGGAACGATTTATGGATATTTATTCGATAAAGATTTCTTACAAATCTATGACACTTTAGTGACAAGTGGTTCATTCTACAATGCAGATCAATTAGTAACAAACTTATTCATGCACCATCACGGTATCATGGCTAATTGTTTCTTTGCAAATGCTTGTGTTATCGCTTCAGATTTACAGGGTGGTGAGTAGTCCATGACTACTCTCTATCTTTGTAAAATACCTGAGCTTGATAAAACTTATGAGAATGTGGTTGACTTTAACTCCACATCAACAAGACGTAATTTTTTCTTAAAACGAAAAGTTTGGGAAGTGGAGTGGAATGGTAAAGCCGATAGTGCTAGAACACAACTCACCGTTAATCTAGCTCTTGATGTGATTGTCACGAAAGCAGATTACCTATTCTTTCAAGGGAATGATGGTAAAGATTATTTTTATTTTATTGATTCAATCGAGTATAACACACCCTCTAGTGTTATTATCAACGTAACCCTTGATGTGTTTACAACCTATTGCTTAGACTTTGAGATTCAACACTCATTTGTTGAAAGGTGTCACGTTGACCGTTGGGAAGATGGTATTCCATCTGTTCAGTTGGTTAATGAAGATTTACCAGTTTATCAATATGTTGTTAAAGATTCGAAAGAGATTGCAGAAATGACGGGTGGGATTGTTTACACATCGTCAACTCCATTAGGTAAGTTAAGCGGTGGGTCAAGTAGTGGCGGTGGCGGAAGTGAGAATCTAACGTCGGGAAAGCCATCAAAGTTCGGGTTCCGCTTTATTAAAGGGTATGAGGGATTCACTTCTAAAGGATTGCGATTGAGTGGTGAATCATTTAATACAGTTGGGTATGGGTCAACCGAACGATATAATCCTGAAGCCTATAACGCTCATAAGCCGTTTCCTTGTTCTGAACAAAAAGCAAGTGAGATTTATAAGGACCGAATTGTAGGTGAGTTTGGGGCACGAATCTATGAAGCACTTCAAGAATCTTTCATCAATGACCAGGTGAAACAGAACGAATTTGACGCCATGTGCAGTTTGGCATATAACCGCGGAATCAATGGTTTTCTAAATGATTCAACGAGCCCTTTTCAGTTGATAAAGAAGAACCCGCAAAACTATTCAGAGATTCGACGTGTTTGGGAAAGTTATGCGACAACAAGTAGCGGTCAACAACTTCCAGGACTTGTGGCAAGGCGAAAAGCAGAAGCGAATATTTACTGTAACAATGAATACGAAATGCGACCTATTAGCGTAATTATCGAAGATCCTACTGACCCAGGTGTTGGTGTGTATGGTGGAACTTTAACCGATAATAACGGTAATGGTTTTATACCATCAGATTTACCAGGAGTGGAGGTGTAAGAATATGACAAGTGATTGGTTCGGTAGTACAAACGGAAAAGACGGTAATCTTCATTACTATTATGTTGATAAAGGTGCGATTGAACTTGCAACGAAGAATGTTCTTTTAATCCCACCAGTAAGTGCAGTTGTCAATGCGAATTATATGCCATATCTTCGTCATAACATAGATGTGATGTCAGAAGAAGTTGAGTTTGACCAGGAACGTTTTCCGCTAGTTGAAGGGAAAGAATATACCCTTATTAGTAACACACTCCACCGAATAACAACAGGTGGACCGTTCAGAAAACTAGCTGACTTCAAACCATACGAAATAAGTGGAACCGACATTGGGGGAGTTTTCAAATGGCAAAATGAAGGTAAGTTGTGGAACTATCCCTTCCATTACTTAGAATTTAACGACCATTTATCTAATCCCTTAACGATTCAACCTCAATATTTAAAAGACAGAAAGAGTAGTTCTTTAAATGTTTTACAGAATGTCAACAACTTTGGAATGTATGCCCTTTATGTACCTGGATATAAAGGTGATGAACATGGAATGATTGAAGGGGTTGTGACCGCGAATCTATCTATGCCACTTTCAAGTTCTGTTTATACAGACTATATGGCTCGATCGCAAGAGATGTTCAAACATAACCGAACGATATCACAAAACGGAATGTTGTTTGGTATGGGTCAAGCAGTTGGCGGATTAATCAGTACGAACCCAATTGGTAATTTTATGAGTGGTGCAGGGCAAGTCTACAATAACTATATGAACATAGAAGGGTCCCTTGCAACAGAACGCGACCTAACTCGCTCTCCACTAACAATTCACTCTTCGGGTGGTGAATGTGCATTCAATCTGAACGGACCATTAAGTGGTATGCGACTTTATCGCTATGGCTATGCAGAGGAACATTTAGAGCGAATCGGGTGGTATTTTCATCAGTTTGGATATAAACAGAATCGAGTAATGAAACCCGACCTCAAAAGTCGAAAGTATTTCAATTACATCAAAACAAACGGATGTAATCTAACAGGTAACAATATACGAAAAGACCACCTTAGTGAGTTAAAGCAAATTTTCGAACGTGGGGTAAGAATATGGCATATCGACAATGGTGCTGAAGTTCTAAACTTTACAAAAGATAATGTTGAGGTGTAGTCATGTCAAGAAAACGAAAGAAAACTAATTATCAGAATTTTAACTACCTCATGGAACGAAATGGGGTCATGTATGAGGAATATCAACGATTATTTTACCACTTCCGCAATATAGCCCTCAATCTTTACAAGTGGGAGAACTTGCCAGAAGGAATTGAATCAAGATACATCGAACAACGCTTATTCGACAATGGGCAAGTATTTTTTACAAAAGATAAGACGCTAGGTTGGTTGGCATTAAGTTGTAACAATTCCACCAACCTAAATGTGTATGGGGAACCAACAGAGGTGCGAGTGCATGGGTACGGTTTTAGTCAGAACTATAATGTTGAGGATGGTGTCAGAATACTAAACAATGATAGTGCCTTAGCAACGATTAAACATATTGATTGGTATGCAAAGCGAATGGCACATATTGAATCAGTTATGTTGCAAAACCTGCAACAACAACGTGTTCCTTATTTCATTGGGACATCGAAGGAAACAGAGTTCAGTGTTAAGAACATGATGGACAATGTGTTGACAGGTGAATCGGCAATTTACATGGACACAGAGAAGTTAAAGGACATTAGCAACAATCTTGTGGTATTTCCAACCCAAGCTCCATATTTACTTGATAAGCTCCAACAAGAAAGATATGAACTAGAACGAGAACTTCTAACCTTTTTAGGGATTAACACAACCATTGAGAAAAAAGAGCGTTTGCTAGTTGATGAAACGAATGCGAATAACGGGTTTATTGAGATGAGTTTAGACCTAGGGTTAAAACAAAGGCAGTTAGCGTGTGAAAGAATAAACGCTAAATATAACTTAAACGTAAGGGTCGTGGCGACCATGCACGAAATTACGCCACAGATTTCAGACGAAAATGTTCCACTTGGAACAAATGAAGAGGTGTAAGAAAATGGCTAATTACACAATTGAACTTAGACAGATTGTAGGCGACCCACAATATCAACTATTTAAAGACGACTATCCCTTTTATTCCGATGATGAACAGGTGAAAAAGAGATTCGAAGAAATGTTTATCAACTATTTCTTTTTTAACGAAATTGGTTGTGAAACAGTGAATCGTTGGAAGCATATGCTCTATTCCCGACTTCGTTTAAAAATGCCATATTATCGACAGTTGTACGAGAGCGAACTTCGATCCCAAGATATTGACTTCATGCTCAATAAGGATTTAGTTGAATCATACACCAAAACGATAGAAGATGAATCTCAATCAGAATCAAGCACTCAATCAAACGGGAATACACAAAATCACTCTACCAACCACGCTAAACTCTCAAACATTAATGATGGGGTTGCGGTAGCTGAATTGACAACAGGGAAATTAACAAGTGTGGGTGAAGATGTGAATAATACGAAACTTTCTCAAAACTCATCAGGTAATGCCACGAGTATGAGTAAAGGAAGAGTAACAGAGAAAAATACATTTACCTCACAAGGTAACATTGGGGTCACATCATCAGCGGAGCTACTTGAAAAATGGCGGAAGGTTATGATAAACATTAACGAAATAATCATTAATGATTGTCGTGACTTATTTATGATTATATATTAGAATGGGGGCATATCTATGTCGATTGATAAGAAGAAGATTTGTGAAATTCCTAATCTAAACCCTTCCTGGAATGTTCCGAGCGTTTACGATTTAGCTTGTTATAGTTATGAAGAAATGCAGTATTTATTAGCAAGTAAGATTAACGAGCTAATCCGAGAGTTAATGCGTTTCGAACAGTCTGTAACGCAAGACGTGATAGAACAGAATAAGAAACTAGAACATTTATTAAATGGCGGTTTAATCACAGAAATCAAAGAAGTATTAGACGGATGGGTGAGTGATGGAACACTTGACAACATCATCAACCAACAAGTGTTTGGGGGATTAAATCAAGCGGTTGCCAAACTTCAAAAAGAGATCCAAGATCTTAAAGTTGAAATTGAACAAAAGTTTGAAGATGTAAATGAAGGTGTTGAAAGTGTCAAGGAATCAATCAAACAAAATAAATCAAAAATTGATGATATTTTAGAAGCGACGATCTATGTCAATACGATTGATGAATTAACGTCGGCATTAGCTTATTCTGAATCGAAACCACTAACCATTTATATTGTGGGTGGTGTTTATGTTTGTTCAACACCATTAGTCATTCCAAGTCACACTAAAATAGTTGGACTTGGAAGTCCAGTCTTTAAGAAACAGAGCGATTCTGATTGCAACGCTTTGTTTATCACCAAAGGCTATATTCGAGAGGGATACAACGGAGCAGAACATATTACCATTGAGGGATTGGTCTTTGACGGGGAACATACAACAACAAATTTAACTATGGTAGCTTGTGGTCATGCTAAAGATATTAACATCTTAAATTGTGAGTTTAAAAACCTTTCGAATTGGCATATGATAGAGATTAATAGTTCAAATCATGTCATGGTTGATGGGTGTCGATTCACAAACTATGGAAGTGTATCAGGTGGTAGCGTCACTGAAGCCATTCAAATTGACCTGGCAAAAGATAGTTCAGTTTTTCCATGGTTCGGTCCATATGACGGAACAGTGTGCCAAGACGTTACAATTCAAAACTGTGTATTCGAAGCAATTAACAACGGTAAATGTATTGGGAACCATAGCTTCCAACCAACAAAGGTACACAAAGACATTAAAATCTTGAACAACCACACAAAAGGGGCTCAATCTTTAGTAGACTTATCAGACGTTGACGGATTAATCATCAAGGGTAATCATTCAACCGATGTTCATATTTGCATTCGTATCGGGGCGGTTGAAAACTATTCAACAAATATTATAATTAGTGATAATCACCATGTCGGAATGTACGGTCAAGTGGTTGGAGATGTGGAAGGTCGTTTCATCTGGACCATTCCTAATCCGGGTAAACAAATTTCAAATGTTGTAATTCACTCAAATACTTCTCAAAAGGTGAACTATCATCACATCGGGCTGGAGTGTATCAATGCAAGTGTTGTTAACAATGTTTTAGATACTTCTAAACGAAACGGAATCTTTGTTTACAGTTGTAATGATGTGAGTGTGAGTGGAAATGTTGTTCTCAACGTAAATCAGGAAACAAACGGAAGTCGTGGACCGATTGTAGTCGGGGCGAGTGATAAAACGTTAGAACGTATATCCATTACAGGAAACACGACAAACGGGAACATTGTTTTTGCTGGAACCCTCTCAAATGTGATTTGTGTTGGTAATGTTGGAACGGTAACAGGTTCAACAAGTTCAATTACTCATGCAAATAATGTATAAAGGGTGAAAAGTATGGAAATATTTGAAACAGTCGGAGAGTATGGGTTAAGTATTACACTATGTGTTGTATTAGGGTATTCCATCTGGCAAATTTATAAATATCAACGAGAAGATACACAGGCGATGAAAAACGAATACCTGGCACGAGAAGAAAAACTATTATCAACTCAAACGAAGTTCGCAGAATCGTTAAATATGATTAGTGACACGTTGAACCTACAACGTGAAGAACTTAAATCACTAAAAGAGGAAGTGCGTGAATTAAAAGAGAGGGGGGTTTAAAATGGATATTGAAATATGCTATGGTAATACATTAGCTTTAACCATCGGGGTTGACAATTACTATCTCAAATCAACGGACTTACTTATCTTCTCTATATCTAAACGGGTCAACGGGACCACCTTAAAAATGGTGGAAACCAGCTCGTTCCAAGATGGAAAAGCACAAATCTTCTTAACAAGCGAGGAAATGAGAGAGTTTGAAGTTGGAACGTATTACTATGATGTACTTGTTATCCTAGAAGGTGGGTTCACTAAAACAATTATCCCACCTAGTAAACTGATTATAAAAGGAGTTGTGACACGTCATGACGATTGAAGTTGGTGGTATTAATTTAAACGGAAGTTTATCAAATTCAGTAGTTCAAGTCCCGGTTCAAGGACCACAAGGTCCAATCGGTCCACAAGGTCCCCAGGGTGATGTTGGACCAATCGGACCACGAGGTCCACAAGGTGAAATAGGTCCCCGAGGGGAGAATGGTGAGAGGGGTCCACAAGGACCAACAGGTCCGAAAGGTGATAAGGGAGATACAGGTCCACAGGGTCCTAAAGGTGAAAAAGGTGAGAAGGGCGACTTTGGAGAACTAACTGACAACGATCGTACCGACTACATGGGAATCACTCACAAAAGTCTGCATGATACTAATAATTCAAACGTTGATTACGCTGTTAAAACCGCCATCGGAGAATTTAATTACCTTGATTACGAAGGTCAACACATCACAGCTAACAATTCCATTGAGGGGCACACTAAAAGTGCGATTTTAAAAGGTTGTACGTTGGTGAATTACTTCAAACCATTAGACGATGTTGGGACAGGAGGTTCTATTTGTGGGTTTCAAGATGGGAAAATCGTCTTTCAATTTGGAGATGAGAATTCTATTTGGGGGAACAGTTATACAGCAGGAAACGTATGTTTAACAAATTGTCTAAAGGTTAGTCCAAATACAAAATATTTCGTGAAATTAATTCTTAGTAAACCTAACAACGGTTCAGTACGATTTGGGAATTTTAAAGAAAGTGAATTTTCAACATCTGATTATATGGTATTATCAAATAACGGAACAAATGTTTATCAAGCTATTATGACAACTACAACGGACGTTGATTATATTGGAGTTATTGTTAATCACAGTGTTGCGGAAATTATTTATGGTGAATTATTAGTCATACCGTATCAAGAAGGTATGGAAAACTGGGACATTCCTTACTTTGAAGGTATGCAATCGGTTAGAATGCCTGTTCTAAAAACTACTGGGAAGAATTTGTTTAACACAAATAAACAGATAACTTCAAATGCCACATATGAAGTTATAGGTGATGAACTGATATTATCTTGTAGTAGTGCTGGTTGGTATAATTTAAAACTTGAGTTTTTTAATTTAACACCAAACAAACCTTATACGTTGAGCTATGATTATGAGATTTTAGAAGGTTCTCCAAACAATCAGGTTGTTGTGGTAGATAGTAGTAACACTACAATTTCAAACAACATCGCTCCTTCGGATGGCAAAATATCAATGATATTTTATTGTGGTAATAGCACAAAATTCGGCAAAATCCGTTACTACAATATTCAATTAGAAGAAACATCCGCTCCAACATCATATGAGCCTTATAAATCAAACATTTTATCAACACCATCTGATTTAGAGTTGCGTGGTATTGGTGATATGCAAGATACGTTGGATTGTTTGACAGGGGAAGTTGTGGAGCGTGTTGGTGAGATTGTGTTAGATGGTAGTGAAAATGGGTGGAAAATGAGCGGTGGAAATACAAATGAATCAAGATATGCTATGGCATTAAAAATTGAAAACGTAAAATTAGGGGCAAAAACTGTAAATGATAGATTTATAAGCGGTGATATGTCAAATACAGACATATTGAATTATGTTTACGGTATTAGTAGTTATAATGGAATAGTTATCGTAGTTGATAACAATAAACTTGAAACTATTGATAGTAGTGGATTCAAAAAATGGTTATCTCAAAATCCAATCACAGTTCAATACGAACTTGCAACGCCAGCCATTAAAACAGTTGATTTAAGTGCCAACGTTGTTTATTCATATGACGGTACAACTCACTATTCATGTAGTAGCGAAGAGGGTTCGTTAGTGCCTACTTTATCTGTTAAAGTTCCAACAGACGTACAAGAGGTGATTCGTCACCAACAACAACAACTTCAAGAAGTTTACACTTTACAAAATGAACTAATTGATTATCAACTTCAACTGTTTGAGTATCAAATTTTACCCATAGAATTGGAATATCATGTGATTCCACCATTCATCAAAGCTCTTTATGAGTTAGCCTATGAACGAGGAATCAGATGTCGAAAGGAGGCTATCACTGATGGTGATTTACACTAGGAACACAGAAGGGGAATTTATGAAGTAGAATAGATGTCGTTCCATGTGAAACATTTGAAAAAATGTTCCACATGGAACAATAAAAGAAGGGTGATAATATGGTAAGTCCAAAGTGGTATGAATTAGGTCCAATTCTTTCTCATCGTAACATTCTCAACTTTGTTGTAGGGCAACGTGGGGGTGGTAAAACAGTAGCGTGTATAAAATGGGTGACAAAGGGATTTATTGATAACGGTGACCAATTTGTATGGGTAAGGCGTTATAAGTCAGAAATGAAAGAGATTAAACGTTTCTTTGATGATATGATTAAACTTGGCTACTTTGAGGGTCATAAGTTAGAAGTGAGAGGGAATAAAGCGTATATTGATAATGAGATTGCTGGTTATTTTATCCCCTTATCTGTTGCAGACAACTTTAAATCTCAACCTTTTCACAACGTCAGACGAATTGTATTTGATGAATTTATCACAACAAAACAACCAGGTTATATCAAAGATGAGGTGAATGTCTTTTTGTCACTCCTTGACACCATCATCCGTATTCGTGACGATGTGCGATGTATTTTAGTTGGGAATAATTTAACACTCACAAACCCTTACTTCATCTATTTCTCAATACCGACCCGTTTTAACAAAGATAAGATTTACTCAAAAAATGGGGTTAGTGTTGAATATTATAAATCACAAGAGTTTATTGATTTCCGAAAAGAAACCCGTTTTGGGCAACTCATCTCAACTGTTGAGTATGGTCAGATGTCGTTAGAAAATGACAACATCGGCGTAACAAATGATTTTATTGCTGAACGACCAAAGGGTTCGAAATTCCGAATGGGACTTCGCTATAATGGTAAAGTTTATGGGTTGTGGTATGACTATGATTCATCAAAATACTATTGTTCCTATAAGTATGACCCAGACGGTCGAATCTTTTCCCTTACGAGTTCAGACCACATGGAGAAAACGTTATTCATTAAATCATTCAAAAACTATCCAAGTGTCAAGCAGATTAAACAAGCCTATGCCCTTGGTTGTATCTACTATGAAGATAACTATATTAAAGAACAATTCTTTGAGATTATGTGTTTACTATAAAATAAAAAGGACCATTTAAGGTCCTTTTTATTATCCACACAAACATCATACTTTTACTGTTGTTTGTAATATTCATTTTTTCAAATTTTTTCATATTTCCCTTTCCTTAATCAATAAATGAGAAATAATATCCATTCGCACTTTTTCCGTGACCTCTCAAAACACGAGAAATATAAGATTCGTTAATATTTAACAATGACGCCATTTCTTTAATAGAAAGGGCGACAAATTCATCTCCAGTCTCTTTATGAATCGCTTTAACTCTCCGACCTCTATTATATGAACTAACGTAATTGTAGCTAAACTCTTCACATAGTTGTTTTTTAATAGATGTTATAATCTGACCAATACGTTGTTTACTAACACCCATTTCTCCAGCTATTTCCACCATGGTTAAATTGTCTATAAAATAACGTTTAAATACTGATTGATACTGTTGATTCATCTTTGACACTATTGTCATAATATTATCAATCATGCAACCATTGTCAAGATGTGGATTATAACCTAAAACCTCATGTAAGGGGTCGCCATCAACCAAAGATTCATCAAGTGATATATGCACACGATAACGACCTTTATGCCGATTTTTATATGACATGGTAAGATATGTTCTCTTTAAACAACTATATAAAAAAGTGGTAAACTTTGTACCTTGTGATTCATCATACTTATCATAACAATTAACCAAGACACCCAATCCAATAGAGATAAGGTCATCTAGCTCATAATTCCATAGTGTACGACTGAAAGACGAGGCGACAGAAATAACGATGGGTTTATAATGTTTAACTTCATCATCTGTTATCATAATAAAAATCTCCCCTATTTAACTTTCTTAAACTAAATCAGTTGGACTACCAACCTGTTGGACTGTCAAAACAAACGTTCATCGCAATCTCAATAAAATCTGTAATTGGCAAGTGAAATATTATTTCTCCCGTTTGACTATTAGCAAAAATGATAATATCACCATCATAGTCAACAAACAAAACATATTCGCATACCTGTTTTTTTATTGTAGTCTAGTAAACTTATAATCATTAGTTCCACCTCTAACATACATAAAAGTCTAATTTTATTTACCTAATAATAGCCACGATTCAAGTACTATTTGTTGTATTTCCAAAAATTTAGCTCTTGTCATAACAATCGCTTCATCTTTCATTTCAATTTTGACAAAAGAATCTGTTACATAAACATTAAAATGTTTTCCAAAATAATCTTCCATTTGTTTTTTATTCATTTATAAGCACTCCTAACATATATAAAATTTGTATTTTAACTACCGCCAACGTCTATTAACCGCTAATGGAACTATAGTTGCTTCTCCACATTTTTTACACAAAACAACGATTCGTTCATTTTCTACTTCAACATCTATTGAAATTTCTTTGCTTTCACACTTCTCACATTCTATTTTGATTCCCATCACTTCACCTCTTAAGTTTAATTTTTTATTGAAAACATCAACCTATCCCCTTTACCTCAATCACAATCACACCACTTTCAATATAAAACCCATGCCACGTAATCCAAACTAAAAACAATAAAATCAACATACAAATACCATCGAACAATATATCAAATATCCATCTACTCATACAAATAACTTATTGGATATAACACATCATTCTGCTCTGCTATCCGCAATAAACTATCAATCACCTCTGACAAAACAACCGCCTGAACGATATAGGATTGGTTAGTTAATCTCACTGTTTTCACCTCTCTTGTTTTAGTATAATTTAATTATAATGGATGATAATTGTTATGTAAAGAAAAATATACCAAAAATGGCAAAATAAATTAAATGTGTAACGTGTTACATGATTTCATTGTGTAACGTGTTACATCTTGACATATACCCTATTTTATGCAGTGTGAGGGTGAGGGGGGAGTTTGTGAAAAAATGTATAATTTCACCCTATACTTTATGCCATAGATCGGAAGA